CAGACGGTGCGCTCGGCATTTCGCCTGCGTTCCAGCCCGCGATTACGTTCACCATTCACGAAAACCCAGCGCGGCAGCTGGTCACAAGCTTGCTGCCACCGTTGCTGGTTGATGAAAAACGCCAGCGTGGATGTACAGGCCGCACCGGTACCGACGTTAAAACTGAATGACACCACGGCATCAAAAACTGGCTGCGGCATAGTCACCGGCATACATTTTTTGATGGCGCGCTCTGTCTGCTGAATATCTGCCAGCAGGTTTTCTGCGGCCTGATGTTCGGTAATGGTTTGTGCCGGTTTAACCCCGGCCGTGTGGCCGATGCCGCTGGTCCATACTCCTGCACTGCACTGGTAGGGCTGCAGCTGACAGCCTTCAAAATCGGTGATAAGCCGCAATCCTTCTTCCGACACCTGCAGTGACAGATAGCCCGGCAATGCCGCCATCAGCCCTAGCACGACGGCAGCACTACAGCGTTTAAGAGTTGAGGTTTTCATAGGTGTCTTTGCTCAGGCCGCTGCGTGCCAGCAACTGGTAGCTTTTGCGCCGGTAATACCAGTTAATCAGAAACGTACCGACACCCACCCCTGAGCCGACCAGAAAGGCGATGTCCTGTGATGTCAGGGTGGCGAGCCAGGTTAGCGAAGTGGCTATAAAATAGGCGCAACCTGAACTGATGCGCTCAGTGCTCAGTCCCATAATTTGATCGCCTCCTGAACCGGTTGTGCGGCTATGTCAGGTAAATCAACGGCCGTACCGTGAGGCAATAACGGGCCTAAATCGGCGATGCCTTTATTGGCGGCATAGACTTTTTCGACGACCGCAGCGGTGCGGTTGTAATAGCGCCAGCATAGGGAATCGAGGGTATCGCCCTGTTGTGCATAGACTTTCATGGGTTTTCTCCGCGAGTGAGTAGGATCGTCAGGTGATGAGATCAGTCTGCGGAATCGGCCGTGGAGCGGCAATCTGGATGGGATGTGAAATGACTGGCACAACAGAGAAATGGATAAATAACACAGGGAGAGGGCGGGGCGCTTAGTCCGGAGGAAAACCGGTCGGGCAAGCGCCAACAATGTTGACTACTACCGCCGCAGGGTCTGGCAATCAGTGAGGGTCGTCAGCACTCCCGTTGTAGCAGACTACATTCTGATTTTCGTCAGTCAGCGCCTGACTGGCCAGCTCTGAGATCAATGACATCACGACCAGAAATTCTTTTGGATTGCATTGCGCCGTCTGAGATATGTCTGCGATCAATTGTATCCTGGACAACGTTAGCTGTTGTTTAGTCAGGTTTTCCATTTTCTCCCCTCGCCAGATACTGTGTTTATATACAGTATTCTTTAAATGAGTTAATACGTCAACACTTAGGGCATTTTAAAAATTATAATTCATTGAATTTATGCATTAATTTTTATTGATCCTATTTTTTTTGTATGAATTGATGACTTTGCTCGAAAATGGGCGATCCACAGTTATTGACAGAACTCCAAGATAAGCGAATATCAGGCACTTTCTCTGAACAAGGCCGGTGACGGACAATCCGCCATTGTTCGGTATGTGTCAGGAAAATAAGCGAGGGGCCAAGATGAGGAGCGTAAATGCCGATGACTTTATGACGGGGCTCGCCCCAGGCATTGGTTTCCTCACTGAGCTGGCGCGCAACGCGAACCGTTTGCTCTTTTCGCGGAATGTGTATGCCGCCCTGGGCCTGAATGTAACCGGCAAAATCCCCCCGGTCGGCGGCGCTGCGGACGTCCTCAACGCGTGTATCAAAGCGACTGCTCAGGCTCTGATACCTGATCCGCCGACATTCACGCCACGCGCCGACGGCAGGAATGCCGATGGCGTGAAATTGCGGGATGCGCCACGTCGATGCCCATGAGGTGACAGCGGTTGCGACATCGGTAAGCAGACGCCCGGAGTCAAAATCAGTTTCGCCATCGAGCGCATAGCCATCAATATTCTTGGCGACGTATTTCGCAATGTAACCCGCCGCACCACCGCGGTTCAGCGGCTTGCAATTAAAACGTGACTCCGCCGCGCCCGGCTCATCCGGATCTTCTTCCAGCGCGTAACGGCGCATCACTTCTGTCACCTTTTGCTGCTGATCCTGTGGTGTGAACAGCATCATGTGCCAGTGCGGCGTGCCGTCATGATGCGGCTCGACGACGCGCACGCCGTACACTTTCAGATTCCGGTCTTTAAAAGTGGTGCGGATTTTTGCCCAGACCGCGACCAGATAACGCTGTGCATCTTTGGGCGTAAACGCGTGCTGATCCCATTTCTGGTTAAAAATGGGTGATGAAACGGTGCCAGTCGTTTTTAGCGGATGGTATTTTGAGGGAGTGGTCAGCGTGATAAAAAGGCCGCAGTCCCGCTGCTGGTCAGCAACGTCTTCGACACCGGCGATCAGCGTCATCAGTTCCATACGGCGAAGTTTAGGGTTGGAAATGCTGGCTAATACGGTCTCCAGCAGGCTCAGTGTTTCCCCTGATTCAACATTTTCGAGCTGGCATTGTTTCAGGTAATTAATGGCGGATAAGCGGCGTGACACCACATCACGGATGGCGTTTTTACTGGCGTATGGCGATGTCGCGCGGCTCACATAACCACAGGCAATCATCAGGGCTTCACGCCACAAACGCTGTTTTGAACGCAGCTGTTTTTCCCACCATTCACCGCTCACCAGCCGGGAAATACTGGCGACGGCTGAATGTGCGGTCATGCGGCCTTTTTGCCATCTCTGCCAGTAAAGAGGCTGTACACGACATGAGCGGGCCATCGCGGCGATATGCCCGTAAATCTCGTGCTGCGTGCTGTCTTGCAATAACACGTCGGGTTCATGAGGCCGGTTTTGCAGCCAGCATTCACAGTGATATTCGTAAGCATCTTGCATATGCACAGCCAGCTTGCTGGCCAGCCTTCTCAGGCTGTCATCATTAAGATCAGGCAGGCGGTTAAACATTTCCTCTTCCATGAGTAGCTTTTGCGAGATCTGATGATTCATAGTGTTGCGCGCGTTAACCTGCTGAATACGCGGCAACAAACGTTGCGTAAAAACCGTCATCAGGAAATGAACCGCCGCGCGTACTCCGCTTGTTTCCAGCAAAAATGTATACCGCTGATGTAGCGGCGTACGCAAACAGCGGGGCAACGCTGCAATCTGAGAAAGGGCCGTTTGCTGGCGCTGGCAAAAATCACGGCTAAGAGGTTTCTCCAGCGGGTTGCTGAGCGCCGCGTGCGGAGCATTCCATCCCCATTTCCCTGCGAATAATTGTCCGGATGCCCGGTTAAAAGCTGGCGGCGGGGAAGGCATTACCCTGCCTCTATTATGTGACATAGTAATTTCCGAAAATTAGAATACAGAAGCCCTTCCGGAAATAAGTTTATTTCCAAAGCACAGGCGAAATTTACTCGTATTAATTTGGCGATTTATACGGGGCGATAATTCTTTCTTTTAATTTCTTCAATTTCCTGGCATTCAATACATCGCTGTACGCCGGGAAGGATTTTCCTGCGTGGCTCGGCAATCGCAGTATCACAATCCACGCAGAAGAAGGCTGAAGGCGAAGGCTGCGCGCGGGTAGCCTGCGTAATCTGCGCTTCAAGAATTTTTAACTGATACTCCTGCGATTGATCTATCCAGTCTGCCATCAGTAAAGTTCTCCTCTAAATATCGCCGTGAAATGGCGTAGTGATAATAAGGCCTGCGTCAATTTCATTTGTTCCTCATCATTTAATTGTGAATATGTCAGTAAGGTGTGATGACGCTTAAGGCCGGCATGAAAACATAAGGTAAGCTTCCATTTTTCACTGGCCTGATCATAAATAACCTCAACCGGATCCTTAGCCTGAGGGAAATAAATTTCTTTCAGATGAGCGATATGGCGCAATCCGGTCTGGCGCTGTTGCTCTGTTCCTAAAAACATCGCGTCTCCTTATTTCTCCACGACGCCGTAAATTTGGTATCATGGTCGTCGGTCGGTACATTACATAATCAATCTAAGCTTGCATTTGCGAGTTGTCAAGATGATATTTACAGATTCAGGGGTTTTCGCCAGATGCAATTAGATGAACTTGAAGGTGGAAAAGCTGTTCTGACGCGTATGCTTCAGGCTTACGGCTTTAGCATGCAGAAGGAACTGGGGGATCTGTACGGTTTGTCATCTGGAACGATAAGTACCTGGGTAAGAAGAGATTATTTCCCCGGCGATGTGGTCGTGGCCTGTGCGCTGGACACCGGCGTTTCATTACGCTGGCTGGCGACAGGCAAAGGCAGCATGCAGGATTCAGCTCTTTCAGGCGCCGCAGCGTCCGGTGACATCCGTCAACTTAAAAAATTGAGATTGCGTGGCGGTGCGCTGGAAGAGGAAGGGGTCTGGTCCGTGGATCCTTCATTGCTGGATGACTCGCTGACTCAGCCGGCTTATGTCGTGAAAGGCCATCACTCTTGGATTATTGATCTGGGCAGCACGCATCCGGGCAATGGCCGCTGGTTGCTGGATATTGATGGTGATTTGGACATTTACGACGTGGCGCGTATGCCCGGTAACCGTCTTAATGTTACGCGTCAGGAAAGCCATTTCGAGTGTGGAGTGGATGAAGTGACTGCTTTAGGGCAGGTATTTATTACACTGGATCGTAACCTTTAAATTTTTTTTCCTCAGCAGCACCCTGTTGCTGAGGGCATTTCCTGCCTCATCCTCCCTGTAGTCAGCCCTGAATTCCCGTCACTTTCTCTGTTAACCCGTATGTAACCATTACGGTACACCTGTT